GTCAATGTTTTGGACAGCATTGGCATAACGAGCGAATGTATAAGCAAAGTAGCCATACACGACCATCAAAACTCCAAGGCTCGTTGCATTTGGCTGCTCAGCCCTGATGAACACGGGCTGATTTGGCGCCTCCCAAAGGTGGCACTCGTCATGGCAGACGACATAAATGCGATCCTGGTTAGTGCCAAAGTTGGTCAGGATATTGTTATCGACAACGACCGAGATACCGTTCGGGAGTTGCCCGCGGATACCAGTGCCGTACGCCACCTGGTTATTCTGCCCGGCGGGCGTTAGGCCGCCCTGGATCATTGGCCATGTGCTAGTAAACTGGCTCTGTAGCCAGTACCAGCGCCGCGAGTGCATAACAACGTGCGTAGGCTGCCCCATGGCGAGCAATGCAGCCTCAACGGCAGACATTCCCGCGACAACCTTCGTATAGACCTTAGGGCCGGTAGGCGCTGCGTCGGTATACGTGTTAGTAACCGACTTGGCGTCAAGCCCGTTGGTAGCCTGATTAATCAGGGTGTTATCAAGCACCGTTGCATAGCGCTTAAACAAGTCCTGCAAAACAACGTCAGCAATGCCCGCGCCGCGGTCGATAGCCTGGCGGGAGACATTCTGCCAGCCCTCAGCAGTCTGCACGTTGACAGTGAGGTCAGTCTCAGCGATTGACGTGCCCGCAGGCGCGACGAGCTGCGTAGTCTGAAGCGCTGCGCTGGTCGCCGTGGTAATCGTGGGGATGGTAACCGTCATGCCGTCGGGCGGCAGCACATGCTGATTACAGGCGTCAGCAAAGGGCCGCATATTCGCAACCGCAGGCGCGGTCATGTCCACAAGGTACTGGGGCACGACCAGGCCGCCGAGCCCTGAGGTAATGGCGTCACCCGCGGTACGCTCAAGGTACTCTGCGCGCTCCACGCGCTCCTCCTGCATATGGCGGGCGAGCTTGACGCCTGCATCAGGGTCGCGGTAGAGGGTATGGCGCACAACGTCACGCAGGAACTTAGCGCCAGAGGGGTCATTGCCCTGATGGTAGGCGCGCTCCTCATTGCCGACGCGCGCAACCTCGTCATACTTCGGGCGCGGGGGCTTGGCATTCTCGCGCGTCTCTTTTGCGCGCTTGTCGGATTCGGCTTCCTGCGCCTGGATATCCAGGGCGCGGGCGAGCTTATCCTTAATGCCCGTAATCTCTTTCTTGGCATTCTCGCGGTTAACGCGCAGCGTCTCGAAACGCTCGGTCTCTTCCGCGGTCAGATTGGCCCGAGACTCTTTGCTCGCAGTGTCGAGAATGAGCTTACTTTCCATGCCTGCCTTGCGCTCGCGCTTTTCGGCAGCCTCAAGCTCGACCTCGATAGAGCTGATAAGCTCAGCGATGTTACTAGACATTGCAATTACCAGTTTCGTGTTTCACTTGCAATTTTCGCTGCCCCGCGTATGACCTCGCCAGGACAAATGCGCTTGCCGCAGATTGCGGACTTTGGGCTTACGCTCTGACTGGCGTTTAGCCTTCTGCGCTGGCCTGCCAGAGCAGTTCGGCAAGTTCCAGTGATAGCCCGCCCTCGTTAGCCGCTTCGGCCAGGGCGGGATCAGGGCGCGACAGATCATCGCGTGCGGACAGGCGGGCGAGCGCAGCTCGCGCCACCGTGACCGGCATGCGCTCAGCGTCCGCGAGCCATTCCGCGGCGCGGGCGGTAATGCTCGTATAGGGGTTGGCCCCGTAATTAACTGCGCTTACATCGCCGCGGTTAATGTCCGCTTGCAGGATGCGGAATACCGTATAGTCATCGTTCCATTCACCCTGCAGCAGCATGAATGCGAAAGACATTTCAGTAACGAGTTTGTCGCTGATGGCGCTGGCAAGGTCGCGCACGTCCTGCCGCTCAGCATTAAGGAATGCGTGCGGGGCCAGGCCGGTAGAATCCGCTTTAAGGTCAAGCGTGCCGTTAGTCGTGCGTGCCATGGTCACGCCGCGATGATTGACCAGGAAAGCAACGTCAGGGCTCGCGGACAGCGAGACATCAAGACTCGCGGAATCGACAATCTCTGTATACGGGCCGAACATGTCGTACATGTCATAGCCGCGGTCAAAAATAGTCGCGTAGCCGTCAACCTCGTAATACTGCTTGCCGTTGCGCTCCACCAGGGCCGCGCGAATTTCCGAGGGAAATGCGCGGGTGCGCCCGGGGCCGCCCGGCAGCTCGTGCGAGCGTTCAGCGCGTGCCGCGCGGATAGCGTCTGTAACTGGCATTCGGTCATCCTTCATTGCGGCGGCTCTGGCGGCGCCGGCGTATCTGCCGGCGCGGCCGGCGCGGGGGCCGGGGCGGGCGCGAGTGCGTCAAATTCCGCTAGCTGCGACTCTGTAAACGGGGGCAGATTGTCGAGTGCGCGAGCCTCGCTAGGGGCCAGTACGCGCCCGTCAACCCGGATTTTGATCATTTCCGCTTTGGTTTTGGCGTCCATACGCAGAATCGCGTCAGAATTGAATTTCACGTAGCGCGGGCGGGGCAGAAGCGCCGACAAGGCATTTTCGCGCCGGATAATTGCTGGCCCGAGATTCATAATCAAAAACTGCAAATTCCGCTCGGTGATTGATGCATATGTGATTGTCTTTGTCGAGACTGATGCATCAATGAGATCTGACGGCACGCCGAAAAACCGTGCGATATCCGCATGGGAAAACCGCATCGCGTCCAGCCAGTCCGATGACGCCTGCTCAGCCTGGATCAGCTCATATTCCCAGTCCGAGCCGTGCACAAAAGGCTCGCCCATAGCCACGGCGGCACGCCATGCCTCTTTAACGACCGCAGCCTCGGGGCCAACAAGTTTTTTCTCTTTATTCCGCAGCCGCGCCCGCGGCACCGCGCCGCCGGTAAACCATGAGGTCACAAAATCCTGAACCGAGAAAAACTCGCCAATTGTATATGCGGCGTACATGACCGGCGACAGCCCGACATATGATCCGGCCGAGGTGTACTGCCGCTCGTGCCAGATTTTCTCTGGCGGGTATTCCGTATTGTCAATCCGGTAATAGGCTAGCTCGCCGCCCTTGATGCCGATAGCGCAGATAGCCGAGGGCTGCAAGTCGATACGCGCCGGGAATCCGGCGCCGTCCACCTCGCGGATAATGCCGATCGCATTACCGGAACGGTCCAGCTCTACCTGAGACGAGTACAGCCATTCAACGATATTGCAGCGCTCGCCGCCGGGGCTGATCAGGATAGGCGTCTTTGGCGCCTCAACCTGTATCGGCGGCTCACCCTGCACGAGCTGCACTTTACGGTAAACATCCAGCGGCAGGGTTGAAATCAGGTCTGCGCGCAGGCGCAGGCACGCCCAGACGGCTGAATGCCGCATAGCGATGCTGTCATTAACATACGGGGTGGCAGAGGGCGGGCTGCCCGTACGGGGCGGGATAAGATCGGCAACCGAGTTAATGCCCCAGTATCGCCGTTGCCGGCCGGAAAGTAGCCCCATGCTTACAGCCGCGAATCTATGCGGATACAGAGAATGCCCGCAACAATAAGGCCGGCAGGAAGGTAAATCAGGCCGGCGCCCAGTGAGACCAGAGCCATACCCGCGAGGGCGGGCACCGCCGCAACCCCTGTTTGCGCTCGCTTAGACTGGCGGAAACGATCACGCAGCCCGCGAAAGAATGCCCGCATGCGTTAGTGCCTCCATACCCTTATCATTAATCAGGCCGGCCGCACGCAGACGCGGGATATCAGCAGGACTGTAAAAGCCAGCGCGAAACAGGCGCTCTATCTCGGCTAGGTCGAAATGCACCGACTCGCTTAGCTCGTAATCGCCCTCGGCGCCAAACTTGAGGTAACCCCAGTATGCGAATGTAGCCGCCATAAGGGGGGAGGCATCGGCGGCAGCGTTTCTGCGATCGAATGCCCACGATTCCGAAAGCGGGCGGCGATCGGCGCCCGCGAGCGCCTTACGCAACGGGGCCTGCGCATAGTGGCAGAAGAGGTTATCTCTCATGCCGTCAAAGAACACCCCGCAGGCGTGCGCTACGTCGCGCGCTGAGGTCTCCTCTACGGGCAGGCCCGCGCGGTGCAGGTCATCAGCGAGCGAGCCGGCGCCCGACCTGGGGTCGATAACCCACCTCACAGGCTGCCAGGCCGCGTTAATCTCCGCGGCCCTCGCGAGTACCCACTTAGAGCCCTGGCGGTACTCAACCAACTGCACGCCCGCCAGGCCATCGGGCCGCAGGCCGGCAACCGCGATGGCTGCGGCAGAGCGGTCAGCCGCGAATTCAACGGCAAACACGGGCCGGCGCAGCCGGGGCGGGTTATCGGTCATGTCCGCAGATGCGTCATACCATTTACGCGGGATCACCAGCCAGCCGTCATCGGGCGCGGGATACTCCCCTACGCCGCAGCGCTCGCGCAGGAATTCTGTTTCATTGCCCCGCATAGCATCGCGCTCGCGCGCTATGTGCTCAGCGGATATACGGATGCCGAGCGCGGGATTGGCTTTCGCCCACGTGCGCGGATTGTCT